CATCAACAGTAATGTTAGTAGCCGTATAACTGCCAGCAGTCACAGCAGTTGTAGCCAATGCCACAGTACCACTTGTTGTGATAGTTCCACCTGTCAAACCCGTACCAGCCGTTATGGATGTAACAGTCCCACTATAAGCATCATTAGATGTAATAGTGAAGTTAGGATAAGTCCCACTTATACTAGTTGTCCCTGCTCCCGTCAATGCAACAGTCTGATCTGGCGCAGAGTTGGTGATCGTAAAGTTAGGATAAGTGCCACTTGTGCTAATCCCTGTGCCAGCAGTCAACGCAACTGTTTGGTCAGGCGCAGAATTAGTGATAGTGAAATTAGGATAAGTTCCTGATGTGCTAATACCCGTACTAGCAGTAAGGCTCACAGTCTGATCTGGTGCGCTATTGGTAATAGTGAAGTTTGGGTATGTGCCACTCGTTGAGATGCCTGTGCTTGCAGTCAGCGAAACAGTCTGATCAGGGGCAGAATTGGTAATGGTTAGAGTGCCACTTGATGTGATTGGGCTACCAGATATGCTAATGCCTGTTCCAGCCGTTGCCGCCACAGAAGTAACAGTTCCTACCGATACAGCACCAGTTTGTCCGTTAACAGAAGTGACTAGGTTGCTTTGGTCAATCTTTTGCCAGACTGTGCCGTTAAACATCAGCCAATCGCCAATTTGCCAATCAGTTATTCCGTCAAGGTTAGTAGAACCAGCCGTTGCAACTATGTAGTAGTAGCCATTTACACCCACTCCACTAGCCAATGTAGGAGTGTTAGTAGATGCGTTCCATGTGCCTTGGTAACTCAGTCCACCAGCGACAGATGCCCAAGAAGTTGATGTTCCATTGGTAGTTAGGAACTTGCCTGCATTTCCTGTTTGACTAGGAATCAGGTTTGTTATCTGTGTTTGTAGGGAGGCTAGAGTATCAAGGACAGACTGAGAAGTGCCGCCACCATTAGTAATGACTTTGATGCGTTCCGCAAGATCAGGAGCAACAACTTCACCAACATTGAGTTCAACACCACTAGACAAGCCAATGACAAGGCTACCATCAAAATCGATACGAGCAAAGGAGACACCAATACCATCATTACCATCGATTCCATCACGCCCATCGCGTCCATTCTCGCCTTTAACTCCTTGAACGCCTTGTTTTCCATCACGTCCATCTTTTCCATTCTTGCCATCCCTTCCATCTTTTCCGTCTTTTCCGTCTTTAATGGAGGCAACTCGCTTCTCTAGTGTGTTTCCCACTAAGTCATAACGAGATTGAATGTCGGCTTCAATTTTCTTTAGGGCATCAATAACTAGGTTGACGTTTTCACCAATGCGTTGCTTTTGAACCTCTTTTGACTTGGCAATAGATAACTGAATAGCGTCAAGTGCCGCCTTCTTCTCAGCATCGGTCATGTCTTCTAGGTTTGGAATGATGTCGCTCATCTTCTTAGGCTCCCAGATAACTCTTCAAGAAAGTCATTCTCGACTTTTGCAAGGTTTTCTTGTTTATTCGCCATCTGTAACTCAACAATTTTGCTCTTATTCTTAATATCAGCCTCTTTGAGCATCAATTCAGCAATCTTAACCCTTTTATCAAACTCGCGGCTTGCCGCTTCATCCTGATTTGGTAAATTCTTAGTCAAAGATGCACTCATTTTGGCTTGCACCTCTTGTGGCATCAACTGAGCCTCAACAGACAACTTAGTAGCCTCTGCACGATTCTGTTCTGCCTGCGTAGTGTTGACCGCAATCTGCGCTTGAGCCGCTTGGAGAGCCAATTGTTGCTTAACTTGCTCCATTTCTTGCGCTTGTGGGTCAGGTTGGCTCATCTTGTCCAACATCTGTATCAACTCATACCTGTTAGACAGGCTTGAATTGGTCAAAATACCTTTCAAGATGATTGGCAACACAGGCGTGTTCGGGCCAAGCGTCTGCAACAACCCAATAAACTGCTGTTGCTCATACTCTCTAGCAATAATGCCAAGCGTAGCCGTAGGAATGAAGTTCATATCGACAGATGGATAACGCTCTGGATCGAACTGCATATAGCGGAAAGCCGCTTTTTGGATAAACGGGATTAAGAAATCTTCTTGGAAGTTCACCAAAGTGCGTTTGTACTTCTTGATGATAGAAGCGACAGCCATAGACATACCGCCTTGACCACCATCTCTAGCCACATTGCTAATCATGCCTTGGGAGTCAAGAGTTCCAGTTGCTTGCAACAACATACGCTCAAAGTCTTTGGCAGTAGCCAAGTTGTTGGGGTCGCTTTGACCGAACTTGAAAGGGTAAAGAATCTCAGAAGGTGCGCCATTGGTGAGGATTGCTTTCCCTGGCTTTACTTCAAACTTCATTCCTCTTGGGAGTCTGGTTGCATCCATCGCAATCATGGGGCTAGTGGTCAACGCCAAGGAATCTAGGTGTGAGCGAGTCTGAGCATCAATAGCCTTTTGCATATTGAACGCTTTTTCTACTGTGCCTCTGCCAAGTAAGCGATTAGGTACTGTGTCATCCTGATAACTTAGAACAGGGCGATCCTTCATCATGTACGGGTTTTCTTCTGCTTTGAGAAGTTGCCCATCATTGGCAATTACAACAATGGCTTCCACCATGTCTGAATAGTCTTCAGCCACAGAGTTCTCAGGAAACAACTCAACAATGTCTTTGTTTTCCTTGAGATTGTTCAAGTACTCTCTTGGGACTAAACCATAGTAGGTCAGGAGAAGAACCTTCTCGTCCTGATACTGGCTTACCTCTTGGGTAGGCTCTAGGTCTGTATCCTCGCCAGCAGTACCAATATCAACCTTGCGATAGATACCCTTCTCTATGCCTTGGACAATCTTGTGAATCGAGATGTACTTCTCGATAGCCACGCCCATACAGTCATCAATGGAAGTTCCGTTGGGATCGAACAAGAAGTTCTTGGGATTGATAGGCATGATCTTCACGCCAATCCTGTCTTTTTCCATGACACCGATAGCCGCTTGCCCTTGCATATTTGGGATGGCTTGGGTGGCAGGGACGTATTCTTTCTCAGTCTTGACAACAATCTCGCCTATGCCTGTGCCATAGATTTCAGCCATCAACTCAATTTGGTCAATCGACTTTCTGATTTTGTCTTTCTTGAAGTCTTCCATCAGTTGAGCCTTGATTAACTCAACATCTATGGGGTTGCCGTTGTAGTCTCTGATGTCATCTTCAATGTCAAAGAACTCGCCTTGACCAAAGATTGCTTCCATGATCTCAGCATGACGAGTCTCTACGGCTTGTTGGGTGGCGGGGGTGACGATACGTGAACGCTCAGATTCACGGGTCTTGTCTTCAGAAGCCCATTGACCACGGAAGATGCGCTCGTACTCTAGGTATTGGGGAAGAAAATTGGTATCTCTGTATTCACGCCAACGATTGCAATGGTCTGTCACAAAAGCCGTCAACTCTTTATCAGCCTCAGTTGGCTCATAAAATTCGTTTTGCTCTAGTTTGTCTGTTGCCATTTAAACCCCACTAATTATGTCCACAGGCTCCCACTCATCTTCTTGGTCATCTACAAAGTAAGAGGTGACAGCCATCTGATCTATATATGACAAAGCATCTGGCAAATCATCATGCACTCCAATGGCGGGAAATAAAAGAAGTTGATCTTTAAATTCATCCCAATCCTCCTCAGAGTTCAGCACAATACGCCCATGCTCAAACCGCCCTTGGAGACTCCAGATAATTCTGTCAGCCTTTTTCCTGTTGCCATGCGTTAAGTCAACTATGTGCGAATATACATTATTTTTACGCATTAAGTCAGATAAATATGGCAAAACTGCGTTTTTTAGCGCACCTTTCTCAATTCCTACACTCAAAGGCTTGTACTCACGCATCTTCAATAGGATCGTTGCCGCAGTCTCACGGATGTCCCAACGCCCAAAGACAATCTCTTTGACAAACCATTTGCCATCATCCGTTACCTTGACAACAGCAATAGCCGTCTGGTCTAGCCTTTTCTTAGAGTTACCCGCTTGTTTGGCAACTTCCTCAAATCCTGCCAAGTCACAGGCTATGTAGTAACTGCCATATTCAGGCTCTTCCCCATACTTGATCCACTCTTCCTTGAAGATGTTGCTACCAGCATTGGTGAAACTAGCCATGTATTCTTGCTTAAAAGCAAAGGTAGACAGGGTTTTCTTGGCTGACTCAATCTCAGTTGGGTCGATCAGGGGGTTGTCTTTGGTGGTGAAATGCCAAGATTTCCAGTCTTTATCCTCTGCGCTTTCGCCCAATCTAAACAG